TCAGACTATGCGGCCGAGATCTCGAACATCGCCATCGGCTGAGACCGCCGCCGCGCCGCCGGCGAGGCCCGCCCGCCGACGGGCGTCTTCGGCCTCGGCGCGCGTGCGACTGTCGAGCACCTGGCGCAAGGCCTTGACCTCGTCCCGCAGGCCGTGGACCTCGGCCGTGAGATCGGCGATCCGCTTTTCATAGCCATCGATCAACGCTTTGAAACGCTCATTCAAAATGCCCGCATAGACTGCATCGGCCTCGGCTTCCGCCTTGGAGGCCTCCGCCGTCGCCTTGGTTGCGTCGGCGGCGACTTTGGCCGTTTCCGCCTCGGCCTTTTTGCGCCCCGCCAGCCATCCAAAGATGGCCGCCGGCGTCGCCCCGCTTGCCAGCGGCAATAGCCAATCTTTCGCGCGATCGAGCATTCCGATCATATCCCCCTCGCCATGCGCCACCGTCCAGCCCTCACTTCGATTCGCCTGCCAGCCCCAAATCCCGACGCTCACGCCACCGAACATTCGCCGCATGGCGATCGCCGCAGCTCACCAGAGCCACTCGGTCGCGCCCCCACAGGCGCTCGACCTCGCCGGCGGCGAGCGCGCGCGGCGGCAGCCTGGTCGGGCGCTCGCAGGGCTTGTCGAGATCGCCGGGCGCGTTGGCTTCCTTCGTAGCCAGCTCGCGCACGGGCTCGGTCCGGCTGCTATCGGGCGAGCCGGTCGAGGCGCATGACGTCAGCAGCATCGAGGCAAGGGCGGCGATCATGAGCGGCGGACGCATCGGCGGCTTCCTTCAGTCTGATTTCGAGATCGAGATTTTTGCGAGCGAGACCCTCTGATTCGGCGCGGCCGGCGGCCTCGGCCGCGCCGATCGCAGATTCCCGCCGTGCATGTTCCGCATCGGCGGCGCGTTGGAGCTCGAGGCGGAGCGCATCCGCACGGGCCGAGCAGGCGGCCCGCTCATTATGGCCGACGACGAGCCAGGTGAGGCCGACGGCGAGCGCCGCCGCGCCGATCGGCGTGCGGACCGCCGCCGAGAGCGCGTCGAGCGCGCCTTTGAGCAGCATGGGGAGGAGGGCGAGGATCGGCATGGCGCGCCCTCAATTGATCGACTTACGGCGGATGGCGAGCCATCCGACGTAGAGCAGCAGGCCGCCTATGCAGACGGCGAGGCCGATCGCAACCAATTCTCCGATGATCTCGGCCGCGGTTTTGACGATTTCGAGCATGGCGCTCACCTCCCGATATTGAGGCCGGAGGCGGCGTCGTCGACGCGCGCCGCCTTGACCAGCGACGCTCCGCGCCAGGCGCGCCAGACGAAATAGGCCATCAAGGCGATGAGCGTGATCGCGGCCAAGGGCCTCCAGTATGTCTGCAGGACCTCCAGCACGCCGACGTTGCTTTGCAGCGCCGTCGCCGCCTCCTGTAGCTTATCGAGCACGGCTGGCGCGGCTTCGAGACCGGCTGCAGCGCCGCCCGTCACCACGACGCCAGAAACGCCCTGCTGCGCGCGATCGGCGCCGGCGATCGTCCGCGAGCCGGAGGCGCGAAGCTCTTTCGCCGTCGTCTGTTCGCGCGGCACGGCGGCGACCTTCGCCCATTTCTGGTAAGCCTTGGCGAGCAGCCCGGAATATTTTTCGACTTGCCCCGGCCCATTGTAGCCGCGTGCGAAGCCCTTCCAGTCCTTGCGCCGCAACTCGTCGTCGAGGTGATTGTGTTCGATGAAACCGATCATCTGCCCGAGCTGCGCCGCCTCGCTTTCCGTGGCCGCCGCAAACATCGCGCGCGCGCTCGGATAGCCGGCGGCGTCGTAATTCTCGCCGAGCACCTGACCGAGACCGATCGAGACGGCGCGATAGGCGCACTCTTCATCGATCGCGATGGCGCGGGCGAGGCGATCATAATTGCCATCGCTCGTTTTCGCGTAGGGCTTCGTGCCCCACTTCTCATAGGCGAGTCCGGCTCGCCACGCGTCCAGGCGCTGATCGTTGGGTGTGAGGTTTCGCCAAAACACATGCGGCTCGAAAAGAATGATCGGCCGCTTCTTCGCGTCGAACCCGGAGCCGCGGCTCTCGACCGCGAGAACCGCACGCAATGCGGCGACTTCGCATCCGATCTTGCCCGCCGCCTGTTCGATGTCGAGCGCGGACATCCGCCGCGCCACGCCGGAAAAATTCGTCATGTTTCACCTTTGGTAAGAGCGCGCATAGGCGCGCGATAGCGCTCACGCGGCGCGTGAGCGGAGCGAGGAATTCAGCGATGCGATTTGAAAGACGCTATGGCGCGCGCGTTACTTCGATCGCGCCGACCCATGCAGAATTTGCACGAGTTCGACCCCCACAAACTGAAAAAGGGTCACTCCCACCCGATGAGCGTGGCCGTCGTGCCGGTGGAGAGGAGCCGCACGCCGCGGAAGGGGAGCACCTGGCCCTGGTTGACGTTGTAGGCGATCTCGGTTCCGGCGACGTCCCGGATCACCGCGACGCCGCCGACATTGACGTAGACCGCGCGCGGGATCACCGCGAGGTCGTTAGCGTCCGACGCGACGAGCGTGAAATGCTTCGTCGCGGGGCTCGAGAGGCCCTGCGCATGAGCGTTGAAATGGTCGACGGACATGGTTCACCTTTCGCAGCTTCCGTTGTTGGGCGTGTGGGTTGATGGCGGCTTGCATTTATGATGGGAGTGTCTTAATTTCTTCGGTCGAGAAACTGAGTTAAATATGAAGGCTATCGAATTATGAAAATCATTAGCGATGTATACGCGTCATCTCTTTATATGTTTTTGTTGTTTGTATTTTTTTATGCAATTATGGTGATGTCTTCTAATATTTTGTGTAGAGCATCTAAATCCGTCAGACTTGCGTCTACTCAATCGGGTAATAGATATGTCTCCTTAGACGGGCTTCGCGGATTGCTTGCATTTGGCGTTATGGCTCATCACTCAATTGTTGGCTTCGTCTATTTCAATACCGGAACCTGGCAGTGGAGTGAAAACCCTGTTTTAAACCAGCTCGGACAATCGACCGTCGCCCTGTTTTTTATGATCACAGGCTTCCTGTTTACAGAAAAATGTTCTGCTCCCACCGTCAGGTGGCAAGCACTTTACATCTCGCGCGTCGCAAGGCTCACACCTCTTTACGCCGTCGTCGTTGTGGTTGTGTTTGCAGCGGTGTTTGCCCTATCAGGCTTCCAGCTTCATGTGCCGCCATCAGAATTCCTGATGGAATTTGGTCAATGGCTCGCATTCGTCTGCTTCGGCCGACCGGGAATCAACGGCATGGAAAATAGCTGGACGCTCATAGCGGGCGTGAACTGGTCACTTCGTTTTGAGTGGATATTCTATGTCGTCGGGTTGCCCTTGATATTCTTGACCTCGAGAGTGTTGTCTCGCAATCGGTTGCTGGTCTTCTATTTTATATCTCTGATCGGACTCGTCGCCTTCGGCCAGTTGCGTGGCGGTTTGCACGGCGGCCCGCTTTGTCTGGCGCATTTCCTGTGCGGCATTATAGCGGCCTTCACCTATGAGAACCATACAGGACGGCTGTTGATTTCGTCGCGACCGTTCCATATTGCGGCGGCTCTCTCGCTCGTGATTTTGGGCTTTATGACCGATAGCGGTAACGCGATTGCCATCGCCGTGACCCTGTTTTTCTTTCTCGCAGCAGTTGGTGGCTTGTCGATTTTCGGCCTACTCAAGACACGAGCGGCAATTTGGATGGGAGACATAAGCTATGGCATATATCTGATCCACGGACTTGTTCTTTGGTCGACCTTTTACATGTCCAAGAAGCTTGGCTTACTGAACTCCTTAGACACATTGGCCTTTGTTATCGTTCTGCCGTTGATGGGATTATTCGTTCTTGCATTGGCTTCGCTCTCCTACATCTTCTTGGAAAAACCAACAATCGAATTTGGTCGGAGCCTGGCGAGTGACAGCTTGAGGAAAACTACGGCTGGACAACCAATTTAATCCATTGAGGGAACGTCGCTTCAGTCAGCCCAGCGACGCGGGCAATCGTCCGGGAGCGGCGTCGTCAACGTGATCCCCGGCGGCGGCGGAGGCGACCCCTCGCCATCCGCCGGCAGCCAGCGGAGCAGCGCATAGACGCCCGGCTTGGCGGCCATGACCGGCACAAGCTCTCCGCCGAGCCCAGGCGTCGTCTCGCCCGTCGGTGCGGGCCAGTCGCGGAAATAGTCGATCGCCCATGTCGCCCCCGCGGTCGAGCGGCCCGTCGTCACCAGCGCGCCATCGCGCCATACACCGAGCAGCTCGAAGGCGGCGATCATCGCGGCCTCATCGGCCGCCCATGCGAGATAATCTGTCACCACGCGCCTCCCGCGACGATCGCGTTGAGCACGCCGGCTGGCGCGCCAATCCTGTAGACCGCCGCCTTGCGCAGCCACACATCGGCGAGCGCCGAAATGCCCGAGCCGGGATTGTAGAGCGTGCGAGAGAGCGCCCCTGTCGCGACGCTCTGCGTCTCGACGATGATTGGATTGCCGGAGTAGCCGGCGGCGATAGAGAGCGCATCGGCAGCACGCGTAACCGGCACACCAGATGTCGGTATATATGAGCTCGCGAATGCGCCGGCCTCGATTTGACCGCCGAACGCGTCGAGCGCGCCGGCTATTCCGTCGCCACCGTTGCCGACCCTATTGTCGAATCCTAGATCGATCGTATCTGTCGCCGCCAGCGCGAACGTCCGCGCCGGTCGAACCCACGCGGAGGCGATGGCGACCTGCGCCCTGAAATCGTTTGACCCATTAGCGGTAGCGTCTATGCGGACACAGATAGATGATTTGCCGGCCGAACGCACATGAACACTGCCCGTATAAGCCGCAGGCGCATAGCTCGCGCTCGTGCGGCCATAGAAATAATCCGCAGCGCCAAAAGTGATCCTCCGTGCGCTCGTCGCTCCATTGGGGCCGACGATCACGCTCCCCTTGGTCGCATTCTGATATGACGGGGTCCAGGACCCAGGCTCATCGGAATTCGCCATCAAGTTTGTCCGACTCGACTCGCATAGGACACCGAGCGCCGCGCCCGTCAACGGATTATGGTCGAACCTCGCTGCATTGATCGCCGCGCTCTGCATCACGGCCGAGGCGTCGAAATAGGTCCCCGTCGTCGCGCGGGTGAGCGTCAGCCACGACGGGAGCGCGGAGACCGTGAGAGCATCCCAGTAGGCCAGCCGCACGCCCTGAGAAAGCGTGGCCACAGACGGCAGAGATAGCCTGAGACTGAGCATGGGACTCCCTCTCAAAAGAGCGTGATTGCCGGCACGATCGCCAGGCCATATGCCGGGTTTGGGGTCCACGACGACGTCTTGAACCCGCTTTCATATCCACATGCGCCGAGGCATAGTCCTGAATCCAAGAGATTAAACGCCATGCCCACGACCTGCGTGCCCGCGTTGTCGAACGAGACCGACACCCAATCACCCTCCCGCGGCGTGTATGTCGCACCCATCGAAATTTGATGAAACCCGACAGACACTGCTTGCGATCCAGTCAGATAAAGCGGAGCGCCTGGCTTTGCGTCGACGTCAGTGCCAATATTCCGGTGGATCGCTAGCGAGAAGTTTCCGACAGAATTGACGAAGTGGATGCCGAAATTGCTGACCTGCCCGCCGCGATCCAATCGAAAATAATAAGTCTTATTGGCAGATGGAGACACCGTCGTCGAGGTGATCGCCGCAAGCGGGAGCGTGCAAATTGGCGCGTCGTAGCGTCCTCGATATCTGTCTATGGCCTGCGGATCGAGAGCGCCAAAATGCTCCGCTCCAATGATGCCGCCACTGATGCGGGTCCCGGTGAAGTTGCTAGTCGGCGCGCCGGGCGCCGCAACTACTTGGATAGCAGCCGAAGCAGTGTTTGTAACCGACGTAGCGTCGATGTTCCTGAACTCAGACTCCAGTGGCCCAACTCCCGTCAACGGCACATAGAGCACCGCCTCCGGGCCGGCCGAAAACAATAACTCGCCTCCGATGTTCGCAATCGAGCAGAACTGTGGATTGGCGATGTTTGCGAAACCGAAATCGCCAACCGTAGCTGTCGCCGAACCTATATGCCAGCCGTATTGGCCGCGATTATTGCGCTGCGGCGCAAAAATGTTGCGACCGGAAACCGAAACGGAGGCCTCATCGCTCCACGGATAAACGAAGTTGCCGCCTGCCGTCACAGACGTGGCCCCGGGCCGAAAGACCGCCGCGCTAAACCATGCGTCAAATGTCGGGTTGCGATGCGACTCGTCTCGGACACCGTCGCTATCGTAGAAAAGTCCATCGACAAAATAATTGTCACGATTTTTAAACGGGTGCGTCGCATCGAAACAGGTAGCTCCGCCGACAAATGTCGTTCCACCTGCAGGCCCGCCAGACTGCGATCGTTTGAACACGGCGCCCATAGAGCCCTGGTAGGGGAAGAACCCAATATTGCAATTTTCAAAAAAGACATCCTCAAAAACGGGGCCAGTCCAGCTCAGCGCCGTCGAGCACATGCCATACCGGAATCCTTGCACATGCAGGTTTTTAAACTTGAGCCCGTAGACTGTTCCGTCCGTAAGTCCGTCGATGAAGCATGCACCTGCAGTTTGGCCCGCGACATCATTCGCCGCGGGGACTGCGGGGCTGTTCGATGCAGATATAACCTCCGCGCCAACGATCGGTCCCTTGATAATGGCTCCATTACCGGCCACCGCGACGTATTCTTTCACGGTGACGGGTGTTTTTATTCGATAGGACTTACCGGGCTTAAGCGATATCTCCACGGCGGAGTGCGCTCCGTCCCTGGTCGTTTCTGCTGTTGCGTAAGCCGCCGTGAAAGCCGGACCCCAATCCGTCGGGTCGACCATGGCGCTGGCAAATTGTTCTGGGGTGAGCACTATCGGATATCTATTGTCGAGATACTGGCTAATCGTCACTTGATACGACAACGATCCTGCGACCTTCTTATAGATCGTGCGCGCGTCGCCGTGCGTTTCATCGACCAAGACCTCGATGAATTGGCCATTTGCGAAGGGAGCGACGCCCGAATCCGCATCGGATTTTGACAGGAAGACGCCTGCAATCCCGGCCGCCGATGCGTAGGCCGCGACCAGCTCCGCCATCGATTCTGACGCTGCGGCGCTCAACGCCGCTGCGTTCGCCAAGCTCGCTGAAGTAGCGGCGCTCCCCTGGGCGGCTACTGCAGCGGCAGCGGCTGTAGTGATAGGGGCAGGCCACACTCCGCTGGTCTTTGGCCCGTAAACAGCATAAGTCGCGATATCGATCGCAAAGTCGCCGTCGACGCCAATGGCATGCGACGGCGCCGCATTGTTCATCGGCCAAATTTTCGTCCCGCGGAACAGCGCCAAATTGAGCATCGGCGCTGTGACTGGGCCTGTGATCGACACCACTATATTCGACGGATCCGTGACCAGCGACACAGAGCCGAGCGCGAGCGGCGACACATATCCGAGAACAAAGCTCGAAATCTGCGACCAGCTGCCAGAGCCGGACGCGCCGATTTTTTTATAGACGCCATTATTGGCGCCGGTCGAATCCGCGAAGACAACCGCGTAGGCGTCGGCCGCATGCGCAAGGTCGGCGTTCAGCGCCGCGGCCGTCTCGTGAGGCAGAAACGCGGTGACCTGCCCCGAGAGCGCCATATCGATCGCTGCGTTGAGCAGATTTTCGTAGGCGCGGATTTCCGGCTTCCGCGGCTCGTGCGGCCCGCTCGACGGGACGCCATCGGTTTTGTAATCCCGGAACACCTGATTGGCGGTTTGTTCGCGCGTCGACATGCGATCCTCGGATTATGGAGGCGACAAGGAAAAGAGGGGACGGTCAGGAGACGACGATCGTCGCCATGTCCGAAATCGGGCTGACTTCGCCATAGGGAGACGAGAGCCAGGCCTCGACCTGATAGGTCCCCAGCACGAGCGCATCGGTTTCGCGCTCCCAGCGGCCGAGGACAGTGTCCGCGATCGACCACGCGCTTTCCGGCGTCGTCACGCGGCGATAGTGGAAATGCGGGATAAGCGTGTCGTTCCCCGGATCGGAGATCGACATTTGGATGAATTTCTGGCCCGCGACCGTCACCTCCGAAAGCGTCGGCGTGTCCGCCTTGTCGATCGCGGGTCCGGCCGGAACAGGCACGGCCACAGTCGGATTCACAGGATCATTCGGCGGAGAGACATTGCTGAACGCATCATCGGCGAGGCCGATCACTTTCAACGTGACGCGATGGAGCTGCGGGGTCATATCGAGCGGCCCATCGATCCAAAACTTTCCGACAAGTCCGATCTCCGGGCAATCGAAACGAACGACGAGCTTGCGCCTTGCCCGAAGCAGAGACCAGCCTCCGATGATCGTGCGCTTGGAAAGGCAATTGACGCGGCGCATCGTGCGATGTGCGAGGCGAAAGCTCTGCGAGAAGCTCTGTATCGCTTCGTGCTGAAGCTGCGACACCTGCTCGCCAATGTCGGCGTAGGCGGCGTCATCGAATACCGCCGGCGCGTCATTGTTCTGGAAATTCATTCGCGGCTCGACATAAATGCCGACGAATTTGGATGAGGTCGAATAAGCGCCGCCAGACGGGTCGCGCATGACTGCGGAGATGTCACGCATGGTGAAAACGACGTCCGGCTCTTGATCGTCATAGATCAGATAAGCCCATTTCCCATATTCGTTCTGATAGAAGAATCCATCACAAGAGATATCGATGCGATCCTCGACGGCGCGACGCTCCTCCGCTGTGTTGAACTGCATGTCGCAGCGCGCCCAAGGCTCATTGTCGCCGTAGAAATCTAGCGTGGGCTGATCGCAGCGATCGGCCGCGACAGCGAAACTATCCCAGTCGATCTCATCTTCCGTGTTGCGGAAGCCCGCCTCATGCGTGCGGTGCCAGGCGCGGCAGATCGCCGGATTGCGCGAATATTTCCACGTGGACTTATCTGCGAAGGATTGCTCGGGGTCGCGCGGATCATAAGCGAGCGCCGCGCGCCGAACGTAACGCCACTTCGGGAAGCCTTCGGGGTAGACTTTGAAGCGGTCGATCGTCTGATATTTCGTCGCCACCATATAGGCCATCGAGAGGCCGCAGCATTTATGGTCGGCGCCCCAATTGATGACGGTCGAGGCGTAATCGGGCCGCACGCCGAGCGGATGATCGCCGAAGAACTCGCGCAAAAGCGTCGAGGGCCTTCCGGCGGCGGTCGCGGTTCGAAACTCGACGAAGACGCTCGGAGCCCAGCCGATCGGCAGCTGCTGCACCTGGCCCTGCCAATAGATGTAGGAAAAACGCTGCGTATATTTGATTCCGGAGTGCGGCCACTGCACGCCTTCGCCGAAGTCGACGCTTCCAATCCCCGTTATTGGCGCGCCATAGGCATAGGCTGCAGGGCCGGAGGAGAGCGGCAACAGCTCATTGTCGCAGTACCACGCCTCTATGCCATCGATCGGACCACAATCGACGACGGCGGCCATGCCGAGCCATCCATTTTCCAGCTCGTAGACCGTGAAGTCGCCGCCGTCCGAAACGAGCCCGAAGCCATAGAAGCGATTGGCGACAGGCGAGGCGCGCGTCATCATCGTCTGCGATGGCGGCACTTGCGGCAGCTGGCCCTGCTGGCGATGGCGCGGCGTAAGCGCCAACGCGGCGCCGGCGAGCGCGCCGGTGACGATGACCGAGGCCGCAATCTCCGCGATCGACGCGCCGATGATCGGCACGATCACGGCCGCGCCGGCGCCGAACGCCGTGACGATCGAGCCGGCGATCAATGGAACGAGCAGCTGCGGCATTTCAGCCGATTCTCCATGTGGCGAGCACGACGGGCTCGCAAATAATGAGCAGACGCCCGAAAGAGGCGGCGACATAGGCATGGCGCGCACGCATGGCCAGCGCGGGCGCCTGGTCGCGCTGAGCGATGAGCGCCACATCACCCTCTGAGGCGTCGCTCGGCGTGATTTCGCGAGCGCCGAGCGCTCTGGCAGCGGCGTGAGCGCCGAGCAGCATGCCTCGGCGCCAGAGCGCGGCCTGCCGCCGGCGAGAGAAGGGGACAACGACGCCCCGCGCCCGCAGGCAGTCCGCGACGGGCTCGCTGCAAAGAGTGTCCGGACGAAGCGGGTAGGCCTCGAAAAAGGCGAGCACGTCGCCGGCGGCGTCAGGAGAAATCGAGCGGTCGCGAATATTGCACCAGCCCCACGCGCTCGAGTCCTCGGTCGCCCGGAAATCTCGCGCGTTGATCTTCATCGGTGATGAGGCCATGCGCGGGCCGCCAGCGCATAGAGCCGAGCGGCTGCATGGTGAGCGTGATCGTCGACGTTCCCTCGTCGTGGTTCAGGGACGAGGATAGCTTGTCCATTTCGCGCGTCGCCTCGAGGCTCACAGCGGCGAGCTTCCATTCCTCGCCGAGAACGCCAGTCCCGAAAGCAAGGATGAATATTTCGGCCTTGCGCCCACGCACTTCCGAATCCTGGTTTTCGGCGAGCGCGAAATAGCGTTGGTCGAGCCCGGACATGACGAGCGTCGTCGTCTCTTTCGGGCGTCCATAGCCGAATTCGAGATTGCTGATCGAGCCGATGGCGCCTGTGGCGTTGGCGCCGAGAAAAACGCGGCTGCCGGCGTCGAGCGAATATCGCCCGGGCCACACATGCATCGTCTCGCTCTTGAAATAAAAGGTGAAGCCGAGCGTCATATGCGGCGTCGCATGCTTATCCTGCATGGCGAGCCAGTCATCGAACTCCATCATCACCAGCTATCCTCGACGAATTCGAGTGTGACGACGCCGCGCCGGCCGAGGTTGAGCGCCCCGAGCGACGTGCGCGCTTGCGTAATATCGACGCGCACGCGGATCACCGGATCATAGAGCTCGACCTCGTCGCCGACCGCCAACGCTTCGCGTAGCGGAGGCCATATCGAGACCATTTTGTCATCGCCGCCGGCAATATCCTCTAGATCGAATATTCCATAGCCGCGCTCGCCGAGCCCGATGAATTGGCCTGCGGAAAGATTCGCGCTGCTCGGCGGCGTCATGCGAAAGCGCGTCGTCATTTGCTCGGCCGCCGCCGCGACCAATCCCGCCGGCGCGGCCGATGCGAAAAGCGAGGAATCGGAAAAGTCCGCGCCGTCGGAAAAGCCGACGCCGGGCAATGGCGACACCGGCGCGCGCCGCCAATCCCACAAGGGCAGATAGAGCGCGCCGCTCGTCGCCATGATGCGCAGCAGAATTGCCCGATAGGCGAGGATTTTCCAATCGTGCAAGGTCATGTCGACGAGACGGAACACCCAAGCCCCGGAGTCGTTGCGCACGCGCGGCGCGGCGCCGATGGCGGGACGAGGCCCTTGCAGGAATGGAGCCTCCACTATTGGCTCGACGCCCGCAGGCGCAAGCTCTCGCGGCCAGCGGGGAAGCGCCGGATCGATAGGTGTCATGCGCGATTTTGCCGATCTTGCACAATGTCGAGAATATTTCGGCTATAGTTCTGCAACGCGCCGGAAATCTTGTGATTGATGAGCACGTTGATATCGCCGTCGCTCATCCGCTCCACTGAAACATCCGTGTCGTGGCCGCGATTATTGGTGACGTTGACCGTCACTCCGCTCCGATAGGCCCCGCTGATCGGCGTCGCGCGAGGCTGCGCGAGCCGAACCGGAATCGCCCCGTTTTTGAGGGGGACATAGGCCTCGGGGCCAGAGCCCTCGCCGAACATTGCGAGTTGCGGCGATGAGGCCACGCCGCCGTCCGCATAGCGCCGCAGCGGCAGAGGGCCGCGGGACGTCATCACGCCGCCATCGGCGAAGCCGAACAGCCCTCCGATGCTGGAGAACAGCGAGCTGAAGAAGCCGCCGCCTTCGGCCTGCGGGAATGGTCCGATTGCGCCGGCAGGCTGGCCAGCGAAATTATTGTTTCCGAACAGCCCGCCGAAGAGCCCGCCACTTCCGCCCCCGATCGGCAGGCCGCCGACGCCGCCGCCGATCATCACATTGGCCGCCTGAACCTGCATGGTCGCGACATTCTGCTTGGAGCCGAAGCCGAGCAGCCCGCCGAGAATGCCCCCATTCGTCGTGCCTGTGCGACCGAGCAGATCCTCGGTGAAACGCCCCGTAACCATGTCGATCGCATTGTCGCGAAGGCGTGTGAGTGATTGCAGCGCCGCTTTGCCGACGTCCTGGCCATTGGCCGCCGCCTTAGCGACGCTCGACAGCGTGCCGGAGACGCCATTGCGGGCAAAGTCCAGGTCTTCCGTATAGCGCCGCTTGGCCTGAGATAGCTCCTCTTCCTTGCGCGCGCGTTCCGCCTCCGCCTCGCCGACTTCCGCTATCTTACGTTTCAGATCATCATCGATCGTGATGCGCTGCGTCGTGAAGTAATTGAGCTGCTTTTGCGACTCGATGACCCCGGAAAGCGTGGCGTTGTCAGCCGTCAAAAATTCGCGCTGCGCATCGAGCAGCGAATTTTGCTCGCGCAGACCATTATTGGCGTCGCGCAGGCGATTGTCGATTTGCTCGACGTCATAGGCCTTCAGCCGATCGGCGACGCCAGCGTCATATTTGCGGCCGAGGTCGTCGGTCGCGGGCGCAGCGACGCCAGGGCGGTCGAAGCCTTTCCATGCGCCGATGCCCTGCGTCTTCATGATCCAGTCCGCCATTTTGTTTTGATTTTCGGCGGAAAATTGATCGGAGCCTGAAAGGCCGAGCGCGCGCATTGCGTCGCGCTGCGTCGAATTGACGATCTGGAATGCGCCTTTGGCCGACGAGACTTCGCGGCGCGATAGGCCTGTGCGGCTCATTTCCTGGCGCGCGATCTCCTCGCCCCAGGCGATGGCCTCATCCATCGTCATTGTCGTCAAAGGCCTGGGGGAGCGGCGATAGCCGAGCGAGACATTGTAAGGATCTCCGAAACGGCTTGTTCCCTCGGCGCTCATAATCGCCGCATAGGGGGCCGCTTCGCCGGCGAGCGCGAGCCCCCCAGCGCCAGCTCTGGCAAAGATCGGAAGCTGCGCCCCGATCTTTCCGCCGATCGCCCCCGCGAGGCCTTGGAAAGCCTCCGAGACCTTTCGCGCCGCAGCTGCTGCGACGTCGAATTCCCGCGCCATGGGAGCCGCCGCCGCTGGAAGATTTTCCCGCCGGAAGTCGCGCGCATCGTTCAAAATTTGCTGACGGCCGCGCTCGTAGCTCGTCATGCCGGCCAATTGCAGCTGATCGCGCGAGGCGCGCGTGTAATCGTCCACCTTGCGCGCGCTCTCGGCGAGCAGACGCGCGCGCTCTGTTTCGGCAGCGACGCTCGCCCGTGCAGCGTCGCCACTCTCGCGCAGCACTTGCAGGCGCGCGCGATCCATCGCCACGGACTCCCGCTCGGCGAAGGTGCGGGCCATGATCTCGCGCACCTGCAGCGCGGAATCCTCGCGCATACGATCGAGCGCACCGCGCCAGGAGCCGATTTGCGTCTCGAGATCGGCAAGCGTCTTGCGCGCCTCCCCAGCGCGATCGCCGAGCTTGGCGAGGCCGTCATCCGAGCCGAGCAGCTTTTGCAGCGCATCGCGCGACTCGCGCAGGCCTCGCAGCTGCCCGAGGTCCGGGTTGCGCTCGTCGATGATTGAGCCGGCGCGATCCGAAAGGCGATTGAGCTCGAGAGAGCGCCGCTCACGCGCGGCATTGTCGTCGCGTTCCGCGATTTTTCGCTCATATTCCGTGATCTGCTGATCGAGATAAGGCGAATGACCAAGCGGCGCCATGCCGAGCAGACCGGCAATTCCGCCCGGCTTGGCGTCCATGGCGGCCCGCACTTTCTTCAGCCGATCGAGTTCCTGCTCATCTGTCGGAGCAATGACGCGGCCGACCCAATTTCCGGCGCCATCGAAGAGCCTTTTGATATCCTCCCAGGTCTTTTGCAGCGCGGTCGCGGAATCCTTGGCCTTTTGCGTCTCCTCGTCGAAGAGGCGCGTCTTCAGCGCCGCGGCTTCCGAATAATGGCCCGTCGCCTCGAGGCTGCGAACCATCTCTTTGACGCCGAAGGAGATCGGGCCGAAGCGCTTCTCCATCGCCGCGAGGCCTTCGCCGCCGACGATCTGGGCGATTTCCTGCTGGGCAGCGTCGAGGTCGAGGCCGAAGGCATGGGCGAAGCGCTGCGAATCGGCGAGCAGGCGCGGCATGTTCTCGACGCCGATTCCGGCGCCGGCGAAAGTCGTCGCGCCGCCGAGCGCCTGCGACAGCGACAGCTGCCCCGAGGAAGCCGCCCCATTCGCCAGCTGCCGCAAATCGCCGACCGAGGCTCCGGAGAGACGGCCGACGCCATTGAGCGAGCGCTCTAGGGCGACATTCTGCTGCGCGAATTGATGGACGGCGTAAGACGCGGCGCCCAATCCCACGGTCAGCAGAGTGAGGGGCGACGTGGCAATGCGCAGCGCCGTCGCGCCGAATTCTTTCAACGTCGCGCCAGCGCCGCCTCGGCTCGACGAGAATACGTCGGCGATCTGCGAGCCCTGCTGAATCAGGACGGTGAGCGGCGCTTGGCCGCCGGCGAGCGAGACGCCGACATCCTGAAACTGACGCGAAAGATTGATCCATTCGTGGCGGGCGAGGCCGACGCTCTTGGCGTGTGCGTCGACGTCGGAGGCGGCCACGCGATTAGCTCGCGACCACGCGTCGAGCCTTCCGGACATGGTGCCAGCCTCGGCGCTCCATTGCGTCAGGCTCGCGATCATCGGGTCGATTGTCGGTGCAGACGGGCCTCCGACGAGGTCCGGGACTTTTTCGGCGAAGGCGCGCTTGACCCGCTCTATCGCGGCGGCGGCCTCTTGCTGCGAGAGCGCTCCGGCGCGGGCCGCCTTGCGAATTTCGTCGAGCGAATCCTTGTATTGGCGCTGGGCGGCGTAGAGCGGCGCATATTTCGCCCGCAGCCGGTCCAGCTCGGCTCCATAGGCGGAGATATCGGCGGCGCGGCGCTCGCTGTCGAAATCGTCGCGCACGCTGAGACGATCGTTGAGCGGCGCCTGGAGCTGCGCAACGGCTGCGGCGCGCTGGCGCTCATAGGCCGCCGCCAGGCGATCGGCAGCCGACGCCGCCTCGACATGGCTGAGAGCGCCCGATCGCGCGGCCTCGTCGATCTCGCGCAGCACGGCGACATGCTGGCGCTCGACCGCATAGAGCGGCGAGAATTTCGCGCGCACGCGGTCCAGCTCGGCGCCATAGGCGGCGATATCGGCGGCGCGCGCCGCATAATCAGAGCCGCCGCCCATTCCAGCGAAGGAATTGGCGGCGATCTGAAATGGCGTCTGCGAGACGGGATTGCGGGCGAGACTGGAGGCCTCGCGCGAGAAATTCCGCGCTTCCTCGGCAGCGCGGCGAAACTGCGTCTGCGCCGCCGCGCCGATCTGCTCCAGCGCGCGCATGATCTGATCGCCGCCCTGCGACGTCAGCCGAATTGCAACCGTGTCAGTCGCCATTCACACCATCCGCGGATTCCGAGGCGGCCTTCAGCAGGCCGGCCTCGGCGCATTGCAGGAAGTAGAGGAAATCGTCGCGGCTCGGCGGAGCCGGCAGAAAGACCAGCGCGCCGCTATAGTCCAGCCCGCAGATTTGGCCGGCGAATCCCGCTCGACGCCAATTTCCGGGCAGCAACGCCGCGTCGAGCGCGCGGCGCGACAGCGGCGTCAGCTCGCCGTGCTCTCGCTCTGGGCAGAAGTTACCGTCGTCGCCGCGCTTACCAGAGGCGCAGGGGAGGGCGAGAGATCGGCAGCGCCGGCAGTAATCTACGCCGCCGGAGGCGCGCCAGGCTGCGAGCTCGCGGACCCGTTTCCCAGTCGGTTCCGCTCATACAGATCGGCGCCGGCAATCGAAAGGAACGCGCGAAGGCAGCGCGGCTCCCGGAACAGCAGAGCAAAGAGGCGACGGCTTGGAGTTGGAGCGTTCTCGCCGTCGATCGCCACGCCCTCGACCGCGGAGACGGTCCGCATCGCCAGCTCGACATTTTTGAAGCCGAGATAGTCGTTCTCGGCGTCGGACGTCGCAGCCTCGTCATCGATCGTGAGCCCATATTCAGCGAGGCCTGGTTCGTCGCCGGCGCCACGAAGGGCCGCCACGAGCCGATAGGCTGCGGCCTCCGCCGCCTGCTCATCGCTCCCCAGCGCGCGCCGCACAAAAAGCGCCGCAGCGCCGCCGAGGGGCACGCGGACCGGATCATTTTTCGCAGTGGTCGAAATATTCAGCATGTCAGTAGCTCGCGATCTGGTTTTTGAGGGTGACGGCCAACATGGCGGCGGCCGACGTCTGCGAGGCGCGGAAGGCGTAGCTCGCCTCGACGCCGCCAGGACCTTGAATGGCCGCGCCCGCCGGCTCGAGATAGGCGGCTCCGGCGACGATGGAGAGGGCATTATTCGAGCCCTTCGACCATTTGAATTCGAGCTTCTTCGCCGTCATCGCGTCGGCGATGGATTCCAGCGTCTGGCCCGAGTAGCGCACGCGGATTTCGCCGGTGAATTTGGCGTCGTCGGCGAGAATGATCGCCGATGCGAAATCATCCGCGTCCACATAGCGTTCGATCTGCGCGCCCGTGTCGTAATTGAGCCGCGCCGACAAAATAGAGCCCGCCGCGACGTCATCGATGAGCAGCTGGCCGATCGCCGCGGCGAGCGGGTCTTGGGCGGCGATGGAGGCGGGCGTGCCGGCGCCGGTGCTGGAGGCGAGCGTGCGCTTCTTGCCGAGCAGGGAGACCGTCGCGCGCTGCTGCCCCGGCTGATCGCTGATATCGAGCGCCAGCGATTTCGCGCCGAGCGACATATATTGCCAGAAATCCGACGAGCCCATTTCGATTTCGATATCGCGCGTCGGGAGCGTCGCCGCGCCCGACGCGAAGGCGTGCGAGAGATTGGTCGAGCCTGTCGACGTCGGAGCGCCGAGGAGCAGTTTCAGCCAATAGCCGAAATGGGCGAGATCGACCGGCACGACGATATCGCCCGAGAGATCGGGCAGGCCCTGCAAGGGCGCCGCCGCGTCATTGCCATTGTTGAGGCCCGCGCCGATGAGGGGATTGTCTTCGAGCGGGCGCTTCTGCATGAGGGTATGCGTGTAATAGACCGTGGGCTTGAAGCCGGTCGACGCGAACGTCCCGAAGGAGCCGGCGTCGGAAAACAGCAGTTTGGTCAGCCGGCCTTTGCCGATCGCCGTCGTGGACATGGATCATACCTCCGGGATTGCTGCAGGATAGGCGATGGCGAGGTCATCCGCGCTCGCGAGACGCGCCGCGCCATTGCCGATGAGCGTAAGCGCGGCCGAACCGTCCAGATTGACGACAGCGCCGCGGCGGCCCGCCGCCTCCGCATCGCCGAGGATGACGACGAAGGTGCGTTTGGGCGGAGCTTCACTGATAGGCGCCGGGTTTTCCGGCGCGTCCGATTGATCCGACATTTTCAGCTCCTCAGAACGGCTGCGACGAAGTGAATTCGAGCGTGACGATGATTGAGGCGGTTTTCGCGGTGCGCGCGCCGAGCGGCCGTAGGCCGCGCTCCGGAGGCCGGCGGAGATCGGCGAGCAGAACGGCGCCGCCGAGCGTGCGATCGGCGGAGATCGCCGCCGCAATCGCCTCTAGGCCGGCGTCGAACGTGGATCCGAGCAGCGTTGCGTCATTCGACGCCACGATCCATTCCAACTCGGCGTGATGGACGAGCGCAAAACGATTTCCAGCGAAGCCGATACACAGCTCGCCATTTTCCGTCTCGGCGTCGCCATCTTGCAGCACGAGAGCGGTGGAAACGATATCCTCGCTATCGACGGATTCGAGCGTGTCGTCGAGCAGCGCCGAGCGACGCACGGTCGGCAGGCCCGGCGAGGAATCGAGAGCGGCGATGAGCGCTTGCAGCGCGGCTTCTGTCGCAGTCACGAGGCGGAAACCTCTCGCTCTATCGCAACGCGCAGCGAGCCGCCCATGCGCCGCGCGATCTCCGCGACGTGCAGGCGCTTGCGCAACGTCGCCTGCCGAATGAGGACGAACATGACCTGCGGCCGCTCGCGCCGAAACACGGCGAGACGCGCTTTCTTGTTGCGACCATTCTTGCGTGTCCAGACGCGAAAGAGATCGGCGATGAGGACGCCGCCGTAAGGCATGGGGACGAAGCGCAGCGGCACGCGGTTTTCCTTCATCCATACGGCAGGCGTGAGCATGGCCGCGAAAATGCGCCTTCCGTAGCGTGCGGCTTCGATCGTCGGGAAGGCCAGGAAGCTCGCGTATTTCGGCGCGATCGTCACACCCAACTCATGCGCGGATATGATCTCGGGCGCCTTGGTATAGACGAGCGCAGTTGGCGAGAGCGTGTCGCTTCGCGCGTCATTGGGATAGACGCGGAGCTTCCATGCATTGGCGAGACGCGAGAAAGGCGATCTGCGGCTTTGTGTGCGCAGAGAGAACGCCGATTTCGTATCGTCTTTTGTCGCCGCGAGCGTGTCGCGACCCGTCCCAGAAACAGCGCGACGCAGCTTGCGCGCCAGCTCCGCCTTCACGGCGCCGACAGCGAACCCGCTTTGATCTGCTTGCAGATCTATCAGATCGGCCATGATGCGCTCTCACAAAGGCCCCGAGGGGTCGCAGAGACATGTCCAGACGGCTGCGTCGTCATCTTCGCAGCGTGGCGCCGCGACGATTGTGAAGGTCTCGCCTGCGACCAGCGTTTGAGCGTTTTCGACGACAGCGGCGGCCTCGAAGACGCCAGATTTCGCTGGCGAGGCCACCTGCAGCCGCCGAACCTCGACGCGGGCGCGCTTGGCGACGAAATTCGCCGCGCCGATCTCTGCCGCATCCGACGAGCGATCGACGATGATGCGGCAGGGAACGCCAACGGAGGAGCCAGGGGCGGGACGATAGATCGCGTCCCGTCCCCAGAGCCGGAAATTCGCCTCGAGCGCGCGCGCGGCGAGCGACACAAAGGACATGAGCCTGCGCCGATCAGCCGTAATTGCCGGCGGCGAGCGTCATGCCGACGATCGTGCGGCCGCCGATCTGCGCGCAGACCTTGAAAGCCGTCTTCGCCGTATCGGTGATCGAGAGAATATAGACGCCGGTGGCCAGCGTCTGGACGCGCAACGCTTTCTTCGCGGTGTAGGCGGCGAGGTCAGCTCCGCTCGACGTCTTCGCGCCGACCGCACCGGAGGCCGTCGTCGCAGTCAGTCCCGCGCCGGCGGCATCGTCCGAAAGCCAGAGATCGAAATTATACGGCGCCGCGACCGTGTTGCCCGCAGCGTCCTTCGCCGTGATCGTGACCTCGGTCACATTCGCGCCGCCAGCGGCGGCCGCCATCGAAACGCCTACGGGCTCGCCGACGCCGGCCGAGGCCACTTCGTTCAGCCGCACATAGCCGGTCGCGCTCGGATTGGCCGCGACGGCCGTCGCCGCGCCGATGAAGGCGTTTCCAGCCGCGACCGTGGTGCAGTTTTTCGCGGCGGCGTCCCAATAGATTTTCTGGCCGATCGCCCACGCCTGCGCGGAGACTTTGGTCAGCTCCCACACGCCATCAGTCGTGAATACGCAATCCACTCCCGAAAGCGCATCGAATTGCGCAACGCCGAAAATAGCGCCGATGAGCGCGCCCTTGCCAGAAGTGATGTCGTAAGGCGCGAGGAGAGTAAGGCTGCAGCCGGGCTGCACAAAATTCTTCGCCATGTCATGATCCTTCCGAAGCTGGGGAGGGCCGCGCGTGCGCGGCCTTGCTGCTTTGTCGAGCGTTACAGCCCCGCGTTGCGGAAGCCGAACCGATAGTCGATGGCGCCGCAGCCGAAATCGTGCTCGAGAGAAACCTCCATCCCCTGCCGGCCGAAAGGTTCGTCTATGCGCATTCGCGGCGCTGCATAGCCTTCGAGGAGACCCCATTCGAAATTCGCGCCCATGGCGGGATCGGCGAATAGATACCAGGGGTTTCCGGTGATCTGCGCCGAGACGAGGAGAGACAACTGATTCTGAAAAATCGGCACATTCGCCGCGACCGCCGCATAGAGCGGCGAGAGCACGCCCTGCGCTTCGGTTTCCTTGTCCGGCCCCACGAGAAGGATAGAGGGCGCGATATTGAGCAGCGTGCCATCTTTCGTCTTCATTCCGCGCAGAGCCGCACGGCCGATTCCGAGCGTGGGATTGCCGATCGCCCCAGCAGCGGCGGCCAGCGTCTTATCGGTCGTGTTGAAGACGGCGCGACCCGTTTCGATCAGCGTCGGGCCAGCGCCCGTCGCCGAAAGCATCATGGCGTAGAAGGTCTCTTCCTCGAAGCGCGCGACGGCGGTGGCGCGGCTGTTGAGCACACGCTGAATCGATCCGAGATTATCATTGACGAGCAGCTGGCGAGAGAAGCCGACGCGCACGCCATATGCCTTGACCGCCGTCTTTTCCTTCGACTCGCTGAAGGTTCCCGCCTGCAGCTCGCCGGTTTCCTTTACCTCCTTGAGCTGCGGGAAATCGCCGTCGCGAACGGAGATATGGTCGCGGAAATCGACATAGGTGCGCTGCTGGGCAATGCGGCGATAGGTCGGCTCGGCGACGACATAACGGGCGCGCAAGGCGCGGTTCAGCGCATTCTCGAGCAGGATCGGGAAATCCGACGTCGATTGCAGCGCGCGGCGCAGCAGATCCTCGCGAGCGGCGAAGTCATGCGGGACGCGGCGCACGTCGATTCGATCCGCCGCGAGATCGACGAGGTCGCGCGCATCCATATATTGCCGCGCCGCTTCGTTCGGCTGCGCATTCTCGCCGAGGCGAATGGCGAGCGCATCCTCCATGCCGAGGCGGCGCGTCTCGCTCTCATCACGCCCGATCGTCGCGCGCGGACCGCCGATGTGATGATTGCCGCCGCTGGCCTGCGCCGCCGCGCGAGCGGCGGCCATCACCGCATCCATGATCGGCTGCTCGGCGAGGCCTTCGCCGATCATTCGCTCGGCGAGCTCGCGCTGGCCGAAATATTCGGCGCGCTGCGCGAGCAGAATCGCCTGCTGGCCGGTGAGACCGGTAGGAGCGGCGCGCTCCGCCGGCGTCTGCGCCGGAGCGGCGGCGGGCGTTGCGGCGGGCGACGGTGCCGGAGGCGCGGAGCGGTTCTCGTGAGCGGCGGGCGCAGCCGCCGGCGGAGCAGGATTCTCGACGGCCGCCGCAGGGGCCGCCGGTGCAGCGGATCGAGTCATATCGTCTTCCTCTTCTCGCGGGTGAGATGCGCTCGGCTCGACGCCCCGCGTCGACGATGCCGGGTCGGCCGGAGTGGCGCAGAGCGACACTTCCAGCAAAGTCCATTGGTCGGCGCGCCAGGTCTGGAGGCCCGTATCGTCCTCCTGCACCATGACCCAGCGCGTGATCGAATAGCCCACCGAAAAGCCGTTTAGCTCGTCGCGCGCCACCATCCCCTCGGCGAGCTGGCCTTGCGGCGTCTGCGCGAAGCGCACGCGTCCGACGAGCCGGCCGCCCTCGATGCGAGCTTCCTCGACGACACCGAGAATATTTCCGATGTCATAGGAATTATGCGAGTTGAGCAGCTTGCATTGCTGCTGCGCGACGCGCGACAGATCGACGGCGCTCGGGTCCATATTGAGGACCTCGACGAAACCAAAACGCCGCACGGCGGAGCCCGCCGCGAAGACGCCTTCGACCGTATGCGATTCTGGATCATAGCTCGACGCCGCGCTCGCAAAACGCAACTCGCGGGCGAAGCTCTCGCCGGGCTGAAATTGCGGCGGGGCCGCCGGCGCGGACGCGCCACGGAACATCTGCGGCATGTGAGAGGCCTTCAGTTCTTGGTGGAGGAGGCGGGGTCCGCCAGAGCGGCATCGGCGACCGCCTGCGCGGCGCCGGCGTGATTGATGCGCCGCGGATCCGTGTCGAGCACGATTCCGCCCGCGTCGAGCGCTTTCAGGAAGGCTTCGAGCTCGGCGAGCTGATCTTCCCAATTCAGCCCGCGCTCTGCGAGCGCGTCCGGCATGCTCTGCAGGCCGGCTCTGACTTCCATCACCTTGGCGGCTATTTCCTTGAGCGGATCGACCCAAGACCGCACCGGCATGGCGAGCTCGCAGCCGACCTGGATAAATCGCCGATCGCCGGTGAGGGCGGCTTCTCGCTCCATCACACGCCCCCAGCCGCGGCGAATGCGCGGCGCCAGCGTGAGCCATTGCAGCATGTCGAGCAGCACATGGCCCGCGAGCGTCGCGGCGCGCAGGCTCGAATAATTGGCCTGGCTCACATCGCCGGTGACGGCGTGATAGGGGATCGGCGTCGTCGCGCAGAATGCATAGAGCTGCGAGCGGATGAAATCGATCGTGTCGCCGCTCGTCGACGGCTGGAACGCTATGGCGTCCTCGCCGGGCCCCATGCGCAATATCTTGCCGGGCGAGAGCGTCTCTTCGGTGCGGCCGTTTTTCGCTTCCTGCCTGCCGAGAACTGGGACCGAGCCCTGTGTCTCCGGCGAACGAATGAGCACGCCGATGCAGGCTTCGATCCGTTTGCGCCAGATGATCGCCTCATTGACGTCGTCGAGACCCCGCAGCGACATCATGCTCGGCGCGAGCCAGGATACGCCCCGAATCTGGCCGGGCCGCTGAATATGGAAGTAATGATCCACATCGCGCGCCTCGATGCGCGTCGACTGCCCCGGGATGCGGATGACATTGGTCTCGCCCGGGTGCACGGGGTAGAGCCAATAGGCGAGCCTGCGGCCCCAATTGTCGAATATTATGCCTTCCGCGGTCCGGTCGTTTTGCGTTTGCGCCAGCGCCGTGCGGCTCTCGTCGAGATGATCCGCCTCGAGCACGCGAATCTGCGACGAGGGCACGCCATTCTCGTCGGGAAGCCAAAGATGCAGGCATTCGCCGTCTACGAAGAGCGACCCCGCGGTCGTCGACATGATCCCGTGGAAATCCTGCTGGCGCTCCGGGTCGCAATTGTCGACGAAACGCTTCCAAGCGTCATTGGCGCGGGCGCGCATCGTCTTGCGCGAGTCGACGGCGCGCGGATTGATCCCCGTGCCGACCGTCTGACCCCGGAATTGCAGCTCTGCCGCGGCGACCGTCTTATTGTTGCGCACCAAATCCCGCGCCCGATCGCGCAGCGCCTGGCGCGCTGGCCCGGCCTCGGCGTTCGGCCCGGTCGAGGGCGTGCGCCAATTGCCGAGCCGCCGATCGCGCGATGCGCCATCGAAGGCGCGCGTCAACTCATAGGCGGCAGCGCGCGCATGGAGCCGGCGCAAGCCGGCCATAGGCGCGACGGCGAGCAGCGCGCGATCGAAGAATGTGGGGCGGAAGGTCACGTTCAATCCCGCTCGAAAGCCGCATATGTTCCGCGGTCGGCGCTCGCCGGCGCCGGGCCCGAGGCTGGAACGCCGAGCTGGGCGCGGCGGAAGTAATCGAGCGCTGCGACGAGCTCCGTCGTCGAGCGATAGGTCACACGGCGGCCGCTATATTCGATCGTCAGCTCGCCCGATGCGAGCGCCACTTCGAGCGCGCCGATCGCCGCCGTGATCTGCTCCGAGGTCATGCTCACAGCCAGCTGCCTCCGCCATAGGACCAATCGGACTCGCTCGCGGGCGGCTCGCGCTCGCTCTGCGGCTCCGTTGTAGATTCTATTTCCGCCGCAATCTCCGCGGCGACGCCTATGGCCTCGGCCGCGCGCAGCAGCGGCGCGATCACGCTCTCTGGAGCGCCGCGCTCATGCGCCAGCGCGCGCCAGAACTCCGGCGGTCGATTGCCGATGTCGAAGGTCGGCGCGCCGAAAGCGAGCGCCATGGCGATGATGCGGCAATCGAGCCAATGATTGTCGCCATTGGCCTTCCAGATGCGATTGCCGGCTTTGTCGGTCCCGACATATTCGGAGGTGATCTGCCGGAAGTAATTCTCGAACAGAAAGCTGCCGAAGTGACAGTATCCGGCGGGCGCGGCGATCTGGCTATCGACGTCTATGCTCGTCTCGCGATTGAGATAGGCATAGAAGCGGCTCTTGAGATTATAGGAGCCGGCCTTCCATTGCTGAACGCCCTTACGGATGCGCTTACCGCGCCAGTCGAAATCGACGAGCTGCGGCGCGCCGAGCGCCGGGCGACCCCATCCTTCCTCGGTTCGCACCGCATAGGCGCCATGGTGACGGCGGACCCAGTCATAGACGACTGGCGCATTGTAGCGGCAATCTACGCCGGTCGCATCGAGGCGCCGCGTTCCGCCGAAGGCGTCTTTGAGCGGCGTCTCGTGCAGCTCGGAGAGGCGCGTCCAGCACGGATCGTCCGGATCGGACGTGTCGCCGGGCTTCTCGATCGTGCCCGCGGTGAGGTAGATGGCGAGCAGAGTGTAGCTGCGGCGATCCGCCGTCCAGCCGGTAATCTCGACATAGAGGCCGCGCTTCTGGACATCGACGCCCATGACGCAGAGCAGAGCATCGGCCGGAATGACGCGCTCGGCGTAAAGCTCGCGGCGCTTGAAGAGGACCTCCCAATCGGGAGCGCCGGACTCTTCCTTGTAGGTGACGCCAAGCCAGCGATTGAAGAAGCCCTTGAGCTTCTGCGGATCATCTCCGGCGTTGACGAAAGTTTCTGCAATCTTGTCCCATGTCGTGAAGAGCGAGGAAATCGCGTCTATGTGCCACGATGGATAGCGCCCCGGCTCCGGCTTTTCGGCGATAAAACCGTAATCCGGCAGGTGCATCGCCGAGACGATCATCTGTTCTTTTTGGTAGTGCTCGATACGCACGCCACACTGCTGGCAGATATAATGCGCGTCGAATGGAGCGCTTCGGTTGAAGCGAAGGCCTGTGCCCATTCCGTCCGCATAGCCACCGAAGACGAGGCGGATACGTTCGCCACAATGCGGACAAGGCAGACGCTGATAGCGCTGATCGCCGTTCTCGAACTCCTCGTCGACGAGGGACTCGCCTTCCAGCGTCGGCGTGCCGCCGACGAGCTTGCGATAATCGCCCGTCGCGTGGAAGGCGATCTGTCGATCGTCGACCATTGTCATCGGGGAGCCCTGGCCGGCGAGATCCTTTGGCCATTGGTCGATCTCGTCGCAGAGCGCGAACTTGATCGTGCGCATCTGTAGCGCCGAAGCGGAATTCGCGCCCGTTATTGCGATCGAGCCGCCGGGGAAGGCCTTGAAGAGCGCGCTCGAGCCCTGCTTCTGGCGCTTGGAGATGTCGAGCACGCGCCTCGCGAGCGCCGGGGAGGCATCGATGGCCGGTTGCAGTTTTTCACGATTGTAGTCGCGCGCGTCTTGAGTCGTGGGCAACACGTGAAGCGTGCGCGCTGGGCTTTCGCAAGCTATCCAGCCCTCGATCGCCTTGATCCCCTCGGTGAAGCCGACCTGCGCTGATTTTCGCACAGCGCCCTTTGTATGAGGGCCGCAAAACACCGTGTCGATGACCGCGCAGACAGCAGGGCTCTGCGCAGGATCCCACAGCTGTCCGGCGCGCGGACCTTCTACGAGGAAGAGATTGGCTGCGCCCCATTGCGACGGCGTGATCGTCGTCGCCGGCGTGAGAGCCTCGGCGATCGCGCCAGCGATGATGGCCAGTGCGGAGGCGTAGCCGTTTTTCATCTTCAGGTGCGATCCTGATCTCGGGCGGCGAGAATGGCCATTTTCTCGGCGATCTGGCCGAGCGTCTCGTCGAGAGCGGAGGTCATCTCGACTCGGAGCGCTTCTTGTCCGCCCTGAACTGCGACGGCGTAGAAGCGACCGCATTTCGATTTGAATACTGCGATCGACTGCGCAATCGCGGTCGCAGTCTCGATCGCAGCGGTTTCGATGTCGCGGACCGGGACGAGCTCCCCGCGACGACGCATCAGCTCCATTTCGGCGAGTTCCGCTTTCGCGTTCTTCTCGCGAGTCGAGGCGTCGTCATAGGCAGACGGTTTTGCTGCGCTTTGCCGAATGCTCGCCGGAGCGTCGGAGACCTCGGCCTTATTGTGCCGATTGCGCAGGTCCTGCGCCGGATCATAGCTCGCCGCCGTAAGCTCATCGAAGGTAGGGCGATGCACACGGAGGGCTTTTCCCTCACCGCGCATCGGTAGCTGGTCGGACAACGACTTCACGCGCTTCGAGATCGCCTGGCGCGAGACGCCTCGACTGCGAGCCAGATCAGAAAGGCTCGCCCAGTCTCGGTCGTCAACTGAGGTTGTCAAAAGATCGGTTTGCATCGTCAACTGTCGACAACGTCAACCCTGTTCAAAATACCGAATACATCCCCACCCCCGCACCCCTGCCTGCCCGTCTTGGGATCGGGCGGGAAGGACCCGCCGCCATGGCGGAGGGGATGGGGCGATATCGATGCATTGATACAGGGATAGCTACGCCATTTGCGCCAATTCGCGATTGGCGCAGCGCTTGGATGCGGACTTGATCGGAGGCCGTCGGCCCTGCTCCACAAGCTCCACATGTCCGACTTCGATCGGTAAAGGCGTCGGACGGCCGAATATGTCGAGCAGTACGCGCAGCAAGCCGATCTTGTCAACGCCCTCGACAACCGCAACGAGCCCCTCGAACGGCCCGACGAGAATACGCACGCGATCGCCAGCGCCATAGCGCGCGATCTCCGTCTCGCTCGCGGCGCCCGGATTGAACTCGCGATAGAAGTCGATCATCGCATCCGGCACGGGCGACGGCCGCTCGCCACTCTCCAAAAACCCGAACACGCCGCGCATGTCCTTCACCGCGCGGATGGTGCAAGCGCCTTGCTCGCCGTCGAGCTCCGCCCGCAGGAATACGTAGCGGCCGAAGCGCGGGCGCTTCGTCACGCGCCGCACATGACGGCCGGACCTCGCCAGCTTCTCCCGCACATGAGAGCGCTTGACGTCCACAGGCCGCAGCATCTTGAAGCCAGCAGCGCAAAGCCGCAGCGCGACCTCTTCATCCTTCCCCTCGTAGGCTTCGACCACATACCAGCGCTCGACCAT